GAACTTTGTGGCATTGACGAATACAATGTTGATGAAGTAATTGAAAATGAGTTGGCTGCCTAAGGAGATGACTATGACACTTAAAGAACACTTGCAAAATATTAATGCTAAGTCTAAAGCAAAGATGGCTAAGACGCCAGGTTTGTGGATTGGTATGATTACTGAAGACTTAGACCATTGGGCAAGTTATGGTGTCACAACACCTGCCGAACTTGACAGGTATTTCCTAGAGGTAGATGTGTATGAAATGCACAAAGAAGCATTTGGTGTAAAAGGTCGTCATTATGACTTTAAGAATATGACCGACCAAGAACTCAAAGATGAGTTTGAAAGTCTTGCTAAGATAGCAAAACAAGAGCAAGAGCGAGAAGCCAAGCAAGAGGCTGAGAACTACCAGAATTTTGAGAAACGAATTTTTGATACAGTACAAATGGGTGCTGGTGACCGTGAAACGGCAATTAAGTGGATTTTAGAGGCTGAAGGCCTAGAAGACGAAAAAGATGCAGGTTATATCTGCTACTGTCTCGGTCTTGGTTATGATAAACAATTTATGTTTGAAGAAAGGACTATACAATGATAATAAATGTAGGTGATTATGTTTACACTAATAATGGTAGAGAAGGCACTATCATAAACATAGGTATTGCTACTGAAAAAAATGATGTAGCGGCCGAAAACGAAACAAGCCTTAACGCTAAGACTTACGATACCGATTTGAATTATGTTGGCGCTATTACATATACAGGCGACACTGGTACACATTGGTGTTATTTTAACCAAATAGATAAAGTAGAGGAGAGTGCTACAAATGAGATATAATGAAGATAAAATATTAAATGAAATAGGTGACTATATTAAAGGCACTTATGGTCAACACTATGCTCAAGTGTCAAAAGGTACACAGGTTCAAGACCTGTTACGAGACATTGGTATAGATAAAGATTTTTGCCAAGCTAATGCAATTAAGTATCTTTGCAGATATGGTAAAAAAGATGGTCGAAATAGAAAAGACCTATTGAAGGCTGTTCATTACATTGTGCTTCTAATGAATAGTGAAGACCAATCTGAAGCACAACAGATTGACTTAGATTTAGGAGATAAATGATGGTCACAGAATTTGAAACCCTAGATGTTCTTAAAACCGTTTTGAAGAATAATGAAAATGGTGAGAACATTGCAATTGTGGGAGAGGATATTAAGAAGTTGGTAGCCCTAAAAAACAAGTACCAGCACATGTGTAACGAATTCGACAAATGGGCAGATGAACAAGCGGAAATCGAAGAAAACCGCCTTTTAGTCGAAAGTTGACGAAAAACGAGGCGCCAGGATGCGCCAGGATTGGTTTTAAGAGCTGCTCGAAGGTCGGAGTATGGTCGAAAAACCAGTAAAAATCAAGCTTTTTTAAGGCTTGCCAAGTTTCCACGATTATGATAGGATACTTGTATTAACTTAATTATGAAAGGATATATGACTACATTTAGATACGACAAAGACGGCATTAACAAAGAATTTAATATCGCCAAAGAAAAAGATATAAAACTTGGCAAAGGTGATGACAACAAAGTACACACCAACAGAATTAATTTTCTAAAAGACATGATTAAATTAGAAGATGATATGCCTGAAGTATTTGAAGATGTTGATATCAATTTTAGAAGACTATTAAATGCTTATCAATCACCTGACCCTAGAAATCATTTCTACAGGTCAGTATTTAATAAATCTTTTGAAGAGATGCAAGAAGATAGTAAACCAAAAAGTGTGAGTGATTATTCATAATGGCAATATTATACACAAACAACAGTAGTGGCTATTTCAAAAAGAATAGAAAAAAGGCAAAGAACTTGTCTGCTAATCAACTTTCAAAGTATGAAGTTGACCTTAGAAAGCACAACAAACATATGAAAAAGTTAGGTCTTCACGATATGATGTTTGACCTAGAAACATATGTGAAATACAGACATGGTCTCCTTAAAACCAAAATCAAATCAAGAGAATTTGTACCTCTTACAAGTGTTGAACCTTATAAGAGAGAAACACCTAATTATCCTAGTTTAAGTGATAACTTTGGTAATGGTGGTACAATCGACCACAAACAAAGGCAAGAAAGAATTGAAATCTCTAAACAGTTTTCAGTTGTGCCTGCCTATAACAAAGGTCCTTATATGGTCGTAGGTAAAGAGGACTTAAAAACAGCTGGGAGAAAAGTATGAAAAATCTACAATTATTCGGCGTTGGTATGTTAGTTGGTACAATTATGGTTATGTGTACTGAAGCTTATGCTGAAGAAAATAAAATCACCAAGTGGTTAAAAACTGAGTGGGTTAAAACTGTTGAGTTTCAAAAAGAAAATTGGGCTCAAGGTAAAGAACAACTTAATAAAAATAAGTTATATATTCAAGACTTATTTGCTAAGGTAAAAGACAATGTTACACAAGATTAGTGAACTTTGTGATAAAATTGATGGTATCAAAAAAGACGCAGACAGGTTGCGTGAGATGAAATACGGACCTGTCAAGTCTGATGTAAATGAGATTAACAATTTAGTTGAGACTATTCAACATCAATGTTTTATGGTTTCACAAGATAAAGAAAAATATGAAAAGATTGACGCTCTTAATATTACTGACGATACTTGTTAGTGGTTGTAGTAGCGTTTGTCAATATGATTATGGAAAATGTGAAAAGAAAATTAAAACTAATAATCCTGCTTTCAGTATCTTACGGATTATTAACGGCGTGTACGGCCAATAGGTCACAAGTCGGAGCAGTTATGGGTGGTGGTACAACAGCGGCTATGTGTGCTAGTTATACTGCTGAACCAGCTGCGATTGCAATTTGTACCTTAGGCGGTGCATTTTTAGGTGCTGAACTTATGCATAAATCAGATTATGATGTACACAATGCAGTATTTGTAGACCACTTAGATAATGGTCCTGCCGGTTCATCTTATACTAACTGGTTTAATTCTCAAACAGGCAATTCTGGTATTATCAAAACTACTAGGTCTTATACAGTAGGTCCTATTAAGTGTAAAGATTATGATGCTACAATTGATATTGAGAACAGATGGCCTTTAGTAGGTATCGGTGGTTTAAAAAGAGAAGTTGTACACGGAACGGCATGTCAAATGCCTGATGGAAGGTGGGTAGAAAAACCATGATGGATCCTGATAAAGATTTTAGAAGATATATGGTATGGACATTTGTTCTTATTTTGTTCTTAATTGCATCCAAGCTTGCCATTGCTGGTGAAAAAGTGTATTATAATGATATAAAGACTTTAAAACCAAGTGAAGTTGATGACCAGTATTGTTATGTTAAAGTAGTAATTACAGAAAAAGATGATGTTGTTACTAAAGAAGAAATTTTGGAGTGTGCAGACGGCCGTAAAAGATTTGATAGTCCCGGTTATTGGGAGATGTTTGCTCAATTCTATTACAAAGATGTCAACACACCAGAATATTGCAGGTCTTATTCCAGACCTGGACATGCTTTTAAATCGTTCGGAAAAGTGTGTATGAATAAGAACGGTGAATGGGAGGTAAAATAATGATTAGAAATTTAGTTATTATTGCTCTGGTAGTTTTTATATTTACTAAGACGGATGTTAGTGGTGCAGATGTTATTAATGTAGCACAATCCACGCTTGACAAATTACAAGAACTACTGTATATTATGAAGGAGAAAGTGTAATATGAACAAATATATTAAAACAGTTGGCCTAGTAAGCATGATTGCTCTTATGAGTGCATGTTCTAGTACCAATTACAAAATCAAGAAAGAGAACAGTAGTCAATTGAATGTTGTTCCGTCTTGGTATATGGCAAATATCAATGATACAGATGCTTGTGACTTATCCACAAACTTGATTGGTCAAGTTAAGAAAGAAGATAAGAATAAAGAATGTATCTATGGTGTTGCTACCTCTGTATCTCCAGACCTACAACTTGCTATTGAGAAAGCAAAAATGTATGCTAAGTCTGAGATGGCAGATATTATCATGGGTAAAATGAACAAACAATCAAAACAATTTATTACTGAGTTAGGAAAAACAGAAACTAAAACAGTTGTAAGTGAAGTTGAGAGTGTTCTAGTGAATGTAATCAAAGATACACCAGTTAGAGGTTATGAAATCTTTGCTCAAGATGTAACTCTTACAGAAAAAGGTTACTACAGAGCATGGGTAGGATTAAGATTGCCTCTTGGTGAGTACAATAAAATGTACAACTACAACATTGAGCAAGCTACAGATGCTTTCAATTTGAAAGAGAAAGCTAAGATTGCTTTTAAGAAAGTGTTAGAAAATGGAAACAATGACAATCCAAATTTACAGTAAACCAAACTGTACATATTGCGATAAAGCAAAGTCTTTAGTAAAGAAACTTGGTATGACATACGAAGAAAAGATTTTTGGTAAAGACTTTCAAACACCAGAAGAACTGTACGAGGCAGTAGGTAAACAAGTACGAACCATGCCACAGATTAAGATTGACGGTAATTTGATTGGTGGTTATAATCAGTTAGTAGAATATTTTACTGAAAAAGGCCTTGTAAATTTTAAAGGCGAACTAACGAATGGATGATGACAAGAATAATATTGTTTTGTTCCCAACGAACAGAATAGTAAACCAACCAAAAGATGTTGACCCTAAAGTACATCAAAAAATTGTTGATGAACAGACTAGGGAGTTTGTAGAAGGAAGTGTTGACGATATCGCTTATATGTTATTAGATAAGTTTGTACAAATGGGTGTTAGAACTAAAGAAGATAATTTTACACAAGACCTTGCTTTAGTTATTGATGCTATTAGAGGTCTAGTTTATAGAGACTTTAAGAAGTACCACCCAGCACAGGCTTTGGCAGATAAGATGGTAAAAGTAAGAGTTAGTCGTAACGGCAATAAATCGGCAAAATTAGATTATGGTACTGTTTTAGAAACAAAACATAAACCACATAAACCATTGTCAAAAGATATTGAGGACGAGGTAAGAGACTTGGCGGATATGGATGATGTATCATTTACACCAGAGTTTGACATAGACCCCGATAATGACAATAAATGAATTCAGACTATCAGACTATTATAATACGCTCTGCTAGTCGAATAGTTGGTGAACTTTAAACACATTGAAAGGAGGCCGTAATGGTCAATTATATAATGAACATGTTTAATCATAAAGGAGAAAATAACATGGCAAGAGCTAAACTATCTAAAACGGAAAAGGTAAGAAACCTTTTCTCTAAAGGTCAATCTGTTACTTGGAAAACTCTAAGAAGCAAATTTGACTTAACTTCACCTGCTTCAATGGTAGGTAAACTGAGAAACGAAGGTATGATGATTTATGAAAATAGAACATCTGCTGGTGTTTCATACAGAGTTGGTACACCGTCAAAAGCTGTAATCGCAGCTGGTCAAGCCGCTCTATTCGGTAAACAAGGTTACGCATCAGCGTAAATCTAAATACATGGAGAGGCCGACCGAAGGCGGCCTCTTCATTTTCTATATGAGTGACAGTGAGAAATTAAAAAGAATGGTCAGAACATTGGCAGAAAACAGTAAAAATAAACCAATGACTAGAAAAGTTGATACATATGAGTATCAATCTTTAGCAGATTGTATTAGAAGTGACCAAGTACCAGCCTCAGAGGTTGCAGAAATATTTACTGATAAGGCTTTTTATAAATGGTATAAAGAGAAATACTGGACGGATAAATAATATTACTGAACTGACTAAGGAGAAATTATGGTTACACAGAATCCAAATTTAATGTCGAAAGAAGCCATGCAGGCTATGTCGAATACAACAGGAAGTGGCGAAGTATTACTTTCTGAAATTCTACAAAAAGTAAATAACGCAAAAGATAAACCCAAAAAGATTGCAGTATTGCGAGAAAATGATAGTCCTTCTTTAAGAAGTATTATCAAAGGTGCATTTGACCCTAATATTAAATGGGCATTACCAACTGGTACACCACCATATATCGCAAATGAGGCTCCGAAAGGAACTGAACACTCACTTTTGAAAAACGAGAGTAAGAGATTGTGGCATTTTGTGGATGGTGCAGATAATGACACCACAAAAACCCAAAAAGAAACTATGTTTATTCAAATGTTAGAGGGTCTTCACAAAGAAGAGGCAGAATTGTTAATCAATGTAAAAGATAAGAAGTTAAATAAGGTTTACAAAGGTTTGACAGAGGCGGCCGTGAAAGAAGCATTTGATTGGGACGATAATTTCATGCAAAAAGAGAACAATTAGAGAACATTAGGTGTTGTAATAATGCAACACCATCTCTAAATTGTTGAATTTACTTGCTAATTAATTCAAAAAAAAATCAAAAAAGTGCTTGCCTTGATGTGGTTTATAGTGTATTATGTACATATAAACGATAACAAAGGATAATTATATTATGAAAAAATTGATTTTATTACTTGCGATTTTGTGGTTTGGTTTAAATGCCTTTGCAAAATCTGTACAAGCAGGTGAATACGAGACCACTGTTGCTGGTCATGTAATTACAAATCATAAAATCATAGACCAATCAGAGGTCTTGAAATCAGAAATGCAGAAACTTGCCTATGTTATGATGTTACAAATGGCTGATACATTAGAAAAAACTATGCCATATATCATAGATGAGATTACTGCTCAATTAAGACAAGAGAGTGACAAGCTATATAAGTGTGAATTGTTAAAAGACACGAAAGTAGCTGATAAAGAATGTCAATAGCAGAAATGTTACAGATGATTTATACATTTGTACCACAAGAAGTCATATTGATACTTTTAGGTGGTGCAACGAGTTTTGTTATGTTAGAAATAGCCGACAGAAAAACTAAAAAAACCAAAAGGAAATAATGGCAAAAGAAAAAAAATCATATCCTGATTTACCTGAGATACCATTTACCTATGACTTCTATTTGGTATATTGGGAAGATATCCAGAGCGATAGCTCGTGGAAATCATTGAAAGAAATTCAAAGAATGAAACCGGCAACTTGTGTATCAACTGGTTGGTTAGTAAAAAGAGATGCAAAGGTTCATGTTTTGATGAGTGACTACAATTATGATGATAATGGCGAACTTGCAGATGGTGGTAACACTACAGTTATACCAACTAAGAATGTCATTAAGAAATTCAAAATTGCAGATTTGTAAACCCTAGAGAGAGGAAATATTATGAGAAAATCAAAAGAACTAGACCACCACCTGAAGTCTATTATTGACGCTGTACCGGCAAAAATTGAAAAGTTTGCCGCTGGTATGGACAAGAAGATGACTTATTATACCGGCAACTGGCAAACAGATGTACTCAATAATTACACATTGAAACAATCTGAAAAAATCTTTAAAAAGATGAGTAAGTTTATGGATGATGAGCGATTAGCATTTGTTCAAAAGCGAAATAAAGATATTCAAATTGGTACATGGTCAGAATACGGCGAACAGGCACCAGAAACAATATCAAGTTTTGAATATATTGTTATGAGAAGGATGCCTCGTGGAAATTAAAACATTTATTAAGAGAGCAAAATATACTGCTCTCTTTATTACTATTGGTACTATCGTATTTGCAGTAGGTAGTTTTAATCCTAATCAACACACTATTAATAAAATCACACATAAAGTTGAAAAAGAATTTACATTAAAAGCACAGGCGCTTGGTTTACACGAACCGTCATTTGAATTTAACAATGATAATGAGTTTGTTGTTGCCATGAATAAATGTATTGACTTTGTAAACTTTCAAACAGAACCACATTTAAGAATACCTAGTGAAATGATTATTGGTCAGGCAGCTTTAGAGAGTGCATGGGGTACATCTAGGTTTGCAAAAGAGGGTAATAATCTATTTGGTATTCGTACATATGACACACAAGTACCACATATGTTGCCTCAAGGTGTCAAAAAGTGGAAAGGTTGGGGTGTTAGAGTATTTGAAAGTAAATGTCAAGGTGTTAGATACTTTGTTGATTTACTTAATAATCACCATGCATACGAAGACTTTAGAAAAACTAGAGCAAAGATGTTGCAAGCAAATCAACCACTTGATGGTGTTGTACTAATCAAAACATTGACTAAATATTCCACTACAGATAATTATGCTGACTTAGTAATCAGTATAATAAAAAGATTAAGAGGCGTAGAAGAGTAAATGTTTGGCATCATTTTAACATTTTTATCAGCCATATCAATATCAGTAATAGCTGCTGGTTATTCTATTATTGGTTTGGCGACTATTTTTGCAGGCGCTTATGTACCTATTATTGCAATGGGTAGTGCCTTAGAAGTGGGTAAACTTGTAGCCGCCAGTTGGCTATATAACAATTGGCGAAACAGTTTAGTACCTAAAACTATAAAAGCATATTTGACCACTGCTGTTATAGTTTTAATTTTTATAACATCTATGGGTATCTTTGGTTTCTTATCAAAGGCACACCTAGACAGTGTACAACCACAAGCAAATTTTACAATACAAACTGAACTCATTGACAAACAAATTGCCAATGAACAAAAAATTATAGATAGGGCAGAAAATACTTTAGACCAACTTGATAAGGCTCTTGACAAATACATTGATATGGAGTATGTTACAAGAGGTTTAAAAGAAAGAGACAAACAGGCAGACGAAAGAGAGGCCTTACAAATAGCAATCAACAATGCTATATCTAAGATATCTGAACTACAGATACAAAAGAGTACGATTGAATTAGACCAACAAAAGATTGAGGCAGAGGTTGGTCCGTTAAAGTATATTGCAGAATTGATTTATGGTGATGAGGCAAAAGACCACTTTGATGAGGCAGTAAGATATGCCATAATGGTATTGATATTTGTATTTGACCCATTAGCCGTATTATTACTGATAGCGGCAAATATTTCATTGAGGACATGGAGTAATGACAAACGAATTAAAAAAGAAAAAGATGAAGAGGACAAGCTCGAGCTTGCTAGCAAGGAAAAAGAGAAAAGTGACAAAGCAGCTACTAACGCAAAAGCTAGAGCGGCGAGAGCACGAAGTAGAGAAAAAGTTTATAAAGACTTTTTTAGAAAACTAGGTCAAAGAGACTTGAAGAATAGAGATTATGAAGAATTTTTTAGAACCATGGGTACTAAAGAAATGGCCGCTTTAGGTCTGGATCCTGATGAGATTAGACTAAAATTAGACCAGATAATGGAGTGGAATGACTTACCAACCACAAATAATAAACCAAAGCGTTATTTGGAGGTTGACAATAACAAATAATAATGATAGGATGTGAATATGTTTAGTGAAGTAGATATTAGTAGAATTATGGGTGATGTAACCGAGACAGAGAGAAAGATTATGTCAGTTATGAACACCTGTAAGAACGCCAAGACCGATTGGGCAAAAAACTATTGGTTTGGTGTGTGGTCTAAGTTATGTAAAAAATATAATAGAGAAGACTTATATAGAAAGCATCTACACTAGGGAGGTTATTATGAACATATTTTATTTACATGAAAATCCTGTTACGGCGGCTCAAATGTCTTGTGACAAACATGTTACAAAGATGATACTAGAGTCCGCTCAGTTGTTGTCAACTTGTCACCGTGTACAAGACGGTACAGAGTATTATGATAAGACAGCAAATGGTCGTAAGATTAAAAGGTGGAAACACCCTAATTCTAACATGGAACAAATACTGTACAAGGCAGGTTGGATAAAACACCCTAGTACATTATGGTTGTTCGAAAGTGCATACAACTATTTGTGGTTATACAAACATTTTATGGCTCTTAATGATGAGTGGAAAAGACGATACAATCATACTAGAGACCATGTAGCAGTGCAAAAATTAGGTGATTTACTAAAACACCCACCTAAGAATGCTAAAATAAATAAGATTGCTACACCAATTAAACC